GTTTGGTTTGCGTGAAATCTGTTCTTCGAAAATCATAGATCTATAATTATCTTAAAAAAATCTTGTAATGGCAAGATTATTCTTTCCAAATTTTATATCCACATTTTTCGTCAAATTTTATTGATTTATCCATTGAATATGAATACAAGCTATAAAAAAACTGAAATGATAGTTTAGAACTAAAATGTCCCAAATAATAAAAAAACCAAGCTAAAAATAAATTTAAAAAAAACATATTGACTATAGTTTATAATTAATGTTATTATGTAGTAATGTCCAGTATAAAAATTAAAATTTATCCGATAAAAAACGAATATTTGGAATATTTGGAACCGCCTTATCAGGCTATCAAAAAAAATCCAGAATGGATAAAAAAAACTTCCAATTATTATACACCATCTAAAAATATAGACGAGTATAATATGCCTACATCTACAATTAAAAATTGTATGCCTGTAAGAGACTTGATTGGTAGTGGATATCATATTCCTTTACCGTGTGATGTTTGGGTGGAAAAACAACAAAACGAATTTGGAGAGATATTTTTTAATTTTAGATGGGCTTTGGATAATTTAAATTTAATAGAAGTTCATAACGAAAAACAATCAAAAACTCTTCCTGTTTATGATTGTTTTAATAAACAAACCTTTAAATTTAATAATTTTTGGATATTCGAAACCCCAAAGAACTGGTCATGTTTATTTACTCATCCATTTTATTATGATGATTTGCCATTCAAAACTTTAGGTGGATTAGTAGATACAGACAAATTTCCATTATCTGTTAACTTCCCCTTTCATATTAAAAATGATTTCGAGGGTCTTATTCCTAAAGGAACTCCTATTGCTCAGGTAATACCATTTAAAAGAGAAAGTTTTGATCTGTCGATTCATAGAGAAAACAAAAATCTTTTATACAGATGGTATAAAGCAAGTTCTTCTTTTTTTAATATTTATAAAAACAATTTTAGATCAAAAAAGATTTTTAATATTACTAAATGTCCTTTTCATGTTTTTTAATTTCTGATTTATAAATTTTATTTGAAAGTATTTTTAAAAACTCAGCTATTTCAAGACATGAGAGATGATTTATTAATCTTTTTTCTGCTATTAATACCTTAGTTTCAGACCATTCTGGATATATAAAATGTATACATTCATGTAACATAGTTGGTATTACATCTTTCCTATAATCAAATTCCAACCTATTATCATAACAAAGACCCATAGATCCTCTCATTTTTCTGAATACAAAAAAATCTGGTTTTTGTTTTTTTACTAAATTCACGCACTCTTTATAAATTTCATTAAGTTGTTTTTTAGTAAATCTCATAATATATAATTATTTTTTTTATCCTTGTTTTTACCAAAAACAAAATATATACTGCTTTTATGTTAAAATCAATCGAAACTTTTAATGACTTTGTGTTTTTAAATGAATCATTTAAAAATGTTCGTTTTTCCGAAAAAGAACACAAATACAAAATAAACGGAGAATTGTGCAAATATTCAGTTACTTCGTTGATAAAAAACTACTCAGAGGAGTTTGATTCGGAAAAAATAGCAAAGTTTGTAGCAATAAAACAAAAAAGATCGGTTGAAGATGTTTTAAAGGAATGGGAATATAAGAAAAACTATTCTTGTTTCAAAGGAACAGAGTTTCACAAATATGTGGAAAACTTTTTAAATAGAAAATTTACACCATTGGATGATCTTGGGTTTCATTCGTTTCTTTTAAACGAAAAGGTAGATGATATTGATAATAGAAAAATAGATCATAAAAACACAATGAAAGATATGGTTATTAATTTTCTAAAATTCTATGAATGGTATGATAGTGAATTTACTTTTCTTAAATCCGAATTTGTTGTTGGTGACTTTGAAAGTAAAATAAGTGGAACTATTGATAATTTATCTTTTAATAAAAAAACAAAAAAACTTTCAATATTAGATTATAAAACAAATAAAAATATTGGTAAAGAAGGATATAAAGGTAAAAAAATGTTAAAAGAAATGTCACATTTGCAGGATTGTGAATTGACAAAATACTCATTACAGCTTCATATCTATAAAAATATTATAGAAAAAAATACCTCATTTGAAGTAGATGATTTATATATCGTATGGTTTCCAGACAATAAACCATACGAATTAATACAGACTCTTCCACTAGAAGATGAGGCTAAATTTATTTTAAAAAAAGAAAGTTTTATTGTATAATTTGTATTGTTTGTGTGTAAGTATTATTACAAATTAAAAAATTATGATAGACCCATTAACTCAAAAATACCTAGAAGTCCTAACAGAAGGAAACAAACCATGTGCTGTTAAAGGAGAAAAAAACAAGCCAGGAAAGTATGCTTTTGAAGGAGCAGAAAAGAAATCACCAAATACTACTACTAAGAATTCTAAGATTTCGAAACCAACTGAAGATAAGAGAAATTCTGGGCAATCTAGAAAAGGTAATTTAGAAAATTTAAAAAAGGATAAAAGGGTTCAAGATAACTCATCCGTAAATCCTTTTGAAACCCTTTATAATAAGATTTTGTCAGAAGACGATTCTTTTGGTTGGGAAATAGAAAAAGAAGATTCTGAAGCATCACCGTTCGAAGGTGATAGTCCGAATGAAATGGAATATGATAGCGGTTCTTTTGATGAAGAAGGTGAAAATGAAGAAGGTGAAAATGAAGAAGGTGGTGAAGAAGTTACCCTTACTTTAGATAGAGAAACAGCAGAAAAATTAATTGATATTCTCCAATCTGCAATCGGTGGAACAGAAAACGAAGAAGAAGAAGAACAAGAAGAAGAAGAAGGAGAAGAGGACGAATACGAAGATGAAGGCGAAGAAATGGAAAACGAAGCAGAAGAAGATAGCGATGATGAAGAATTAACCAAAGAAGAAGTTGATTCTGAAGTTTTAGGACATTCGCTAGTAGACCAAGAAAAACTTTTAAAGGGAATGAATAAACCTGGCAATGCAATTGTTAGAGGTTCTATTTCTGCTAAGAAAAAGAAAGCCCAAGTACCTTTAACCGGAAAAGGATTTAAGGGTGAATTATCTGCACATGGAGATAAAGGAAAAAATCTTCAAGGAAAAAATAATAAAGTAGCTGCCGTTAATGCTGGAAATAAAAGCTTCTTTGATAATAAGTAAAAAACAATTAAATTAAATTAAAAACAAAAAACTCCACAGTAAAATGTGGAGTTTTTTTATAAATACATATATGATTTCTAGCTTTGAAAGTTTTTATAAAAAAGAAAATGTTGCAAAACCCACCAAAACATCCAGAAAACATACACAGGCATTAAATAGAAATACTATTGATCGTAAGGGTGGTTTACATTTTGTTCCTAGATCAGATAATGTCAAAAGATCACATCCTATTATTAAAAAATTTGAAGAAAATAAAAATTTAAAATTTGATCCTATTAATATTAAAATAGCTGAAAAATTATCAAAAATATTTAATAGAAATATTTCTAAAGAAAATGGTGATTTTACTAAATCACTAGGAAGAACTGATTTAGTCTTAATAAGAAGAGGTTCAAAATATTGGGTTGTAAGAAAAAAAAGAAAAAAATAAAATATGGAAAGCGTAAGATTTTTAAACAAACAAATAAATCTGAACGAAAGGTCCAATTTTGATAATTGGAACAAAGAACAGATACAGATGTATGGACAAGAAATAAAATTCTTTTCTAATCTTACTTCGTTAACATCGGTTGATACATTATACGGAGAAGATACTGTAAGTGGCTTTGGTCAAGGTAAAGAACTTATTGTATTATTAAATCTTAATAATGATAGTTATCTTCTTTCTAAATTTGGTATAGTTGCTGATAGTGATTTAAATGGAGTCATACATCCTAAGATGTATGAAGCTGTTTTTGGAGTTGGTTCTGAACCAAAAGCTGGTGATGTAGTTGAATTAACAGAATTCGGTTCAGATAGAATTCACTTTCCAAGAAGAGGAGCAACTGTCTATGAACTAACAGAAGTTATAGACGAATTTCAAATAAATCCACTAGGAGGACACTACTTATGGTTCTTTAAGGCTAGGAGATACGAATACAGCCACGAAACAGGGTCTCCTGGGCCTGGTG